CTCTGGCCATTCTTTTACAAGATGGCTGGGTGGTTTAAACAGTCTCTTCGGCATCTACAGTCTTAGATGTTTTCTTTTTAGGCGGATCTAATTCGTCTGCCTGTTTCCTAAGACGAGCTGCCTCTTTATACATAGCATCGGCTTGACTACGATAGGATCTAGCAATATCAGCATCTGTTAAAACTTGATTGTCAGCTGCTTGAGCTTTTTGAGTAGTTTCCTTGACCGGAGTTTCTTTATTGATTTTTCTAGAATCAACTAATCCTGGGTCATTTGGACCACCTTTAACAAATGTGCAAAGCTCGTCTATAGTGCAATTTTTCTGTTCAGATATTAGTACATTTAGTTGAGCTAAACTGATCTCGCTGTTTGGCGTAGGTGTCATAACAACGTTATCCGTTGCAACCTTTTTAAGACGTCCATCAGCTTGCAATCCTCGTAACATAGGACGTCCGTCCGGAAACGGTCTGACAAATAACATTTCTCCGAATTCAAATGCATCTTGAGATTGATCACCATCGACTAAATCAATAAGTGCATTATGATAAGAATCTGGCAGTGTAGCTGTTTCTACTACCAATGCCATATTTGATTCTCCGGGTAATGTTCTAAAAACAACTAGGCATTTATTGCCTGTGTTTTTAATTTTACCAACGTGTTTTGTGGTTTTCATTTTTAATCCTTTTTAGTAACTGAATCTAAAAATGTTGATAGTTTGTTATAGATTTTACCAACCGGTTCCATCTCAGCTGCCTTAAAGGCACCTCTCGATGAAGCAACGTCGATAATACTTTTCAAAGCAGCAAGATCATTTAGATTTAGATCTGTAACCTGCTGTCCGTTAGCCTGCTGCTGTGCAGTTTCAGGGGCCGGTTGTTGTTCTTTAATTTCTTCGGTCATTGGTTTCTCCTTATAAATGGGCATCCGAGCATAAAAAATGTTAATTCTTTGTGATCTTCGAACCCAACAAACACACTTACATTCAACTTACCATTTTCGTCAATCTGTGGTAATTTTGAAATTGAATATCGATTCTTACATTTTACATCTATCCAATCTTTGATTTCGTTGATTTGAAAATCAATTTTGGATAATCTCATTTTAGCAAAATGAGGAGGGATAAATTTTAAAAATCTTTGATTCAAAACGTCTAATGGGTTTAGATCTAACATTGTGAAATATTTATAATATCTAATTATTGTGGAGTTAATTCTTGGTTGAATCGTTTGGCAAGAGCTTTTGAACTGCCCATTTTTTTAACATCGCCTGAAAACAGGTATAGTTCAAATGCTGCTTTTTCTGTTAGAACTTTGATAAATTTTTTTTCTAAATAAAAAGGAGATTCTATAAATTGATCTAACCAAATTAGGACTTGGGGTCCTATGATTAGATCTTTAGGAAAGTCGATTTTGTAGGTTTTTATTTTAGCTTGATTTTCTATAAAATCAATACAGTTTTCTGTGATTCTTAATCCGCCACTGTTCTTTTCTCGATTGTTCTGCCACCATATCGATCTAAATTTTTTTACGGTCGAATCGTCGTATGATTCACCGCCTGCTTTTAAAAATACCTGTGTATAGGTATCCTTTCGATCCATATTATTTCAGTTCTTCGCCGTCGGTAAGTTTATAAACTGAAAAGTCTGCGGTTTTAAAAATTCTATTCAACTTCTTTGCTAAATTGTATGCATGACCAGGATTTGAAAAACTTACCTTTTTATACTTCGGTCCAGGATAACTAGAAACGAGACTGCCACTTTTCAGATTAAAAGGTTTGCCTTTGTAGAATACCGCCCAGATAGCTTCACTATCTAGAATTTGTTCTACCTTAAAATTTTCTTTGTTTGCATACTCGAGTATTACTCGAGGTTTTGGTCTACTCATTTTTCTATACGTGTCCTAATAATTAAGCACGTATATATTTATATCTTTTAGAAAGACCCGCCGTCAAATTTTACGTCTATCTTAGTAGTGGATTCGCGTACTTCAGACAAAATTTGATGTATTTCTTGAATAGTTTTACCTAATTTAGCTGTTATTAGTGCAAGTTCGTTAGTTAATTCTCTAGCTTCTTGTATGGTTATTCTAATTTCTTTTTGATTAGACTTTTCTGCTGAATTTACTCGTTGTAGTAATTTTTCAACAGACGCTAAATTGGCTGGAATATTATTTAGAGACATTTGATAATACCTGTTTCATTTCAATTTCTGTTTTAAAAGGTCCTTGGTATTCGTATCTTTGAAGAGTGATTAATTTAGGACAAAAACTTTTTACCCATCCCTTGTCGAATCGAATAACATAGTAACCGGCACAGTATAAACTTTTTGAATCTTCACTTTTTGTAAACAAAGGAAGTTTTCTTTTTATATCAAACATAGCATTGTGGGGTGTAGTACTACAGCTATAACCATGAATTTCGTTAGGCTGAGAGCATCGAGATTCTTGAACAATTTTAGCAACAAAAAAATCTTTACCAAATTGATCAGTTAAACTTTTTTTATTATCGTAAATTTTAATACCTAATTGATTGCTCATAACAAATCTGTTATCTTCATCTTTTCTCAAAGTGGCAACTTTTTCTCCATCTTTTTCTATTATCCAAAACTTATTATCGATAATTGGCTTTGCGTGTAAGTCTGTCATTGGTTCCTCCCAACAAGTGTCTGTTCGAGATTCACAACTCAAATCAAACGGACAAGCTGTGATCTTCTTTAATATTGTATCTAGCATTTAATGGCTCCGCATAACTTTGTGCCTGTTCAGAAATTTTCTTAAGGTCATAGAGACCGCAAAATTTCATTAACTTCACACCAACCTGGTTAATATTTTTATTAGAATTAGTAGCTTCTGCAATCGTGGTTGCAATAATTTCTTTAATGTCATCGGGTTGATAGCTAAGATCGATCAACCTGCGATTGCGTTCATAATCTTCTAAGACTCGATGTTCTTTACCTTCGTGATCGGTCCACCTCTGTAGCATGAGATTATTCCACGCATATCCTTTGGTGCCACGATCCTCGAACGCTTCAGTAAGACCCACTTTTTTGCTTGTGCCTTTAGTACGCACACCTGGATATGCCGAGAAGACATTATCACTGGTATCACCACGCATACATTTTTCAAACAAGAGCCATTCTGGATTTGGAGCGGCTTTCGCTTCTTTAGTTTTCTTGTCAATGACGGGCTTGCCTTTGTCATCAAAGATTCCTTCGTGTGTGATAACGTGTTCCATTACTCCGTTATACTGTTTAACATTGGAGGCGATCAGTTGTACGAAGTCTGTGTCAGTGCTGATGATCACATGGTTATCATTCGGATGGCTCTGTATCCAACCTGCGATTAGATCGTCCGCTTCTAGCTGAGAATTTTGTAGAACTGTACAGTTGGTCTTTTCTGTTACAAATTCTTTAAATGTATCAAATGCTTCCCAAAATACACGTTCTTCTTCTTGTTCTCTTTCGTTATGAGCAGCACGAGCATCTGCACGATTACGCTTATAGGGAGCATAATAATCTTTGCGCCACGATCTGCCTTCTAAACAGAAGATAACATGGCTTCCGTTAAACTGCTGCCACGCTTTTCGTATTGAATTTAAGGTAATATGAAAAGCCATACCTAACTTGATATCAGCATCGCCGTTGATTACGTGGCGAGCACGAAAAAATGTATTTGCTGTATCAACTAAAATATAGGTCATTGATTTTTCTTCTTTACTGATTGTATGTCTATAACACCTGTATTAACAGGGCCACCAAAATCACCATCGACAACTACGTTGGCGCAAAGTTCACGAAACCAGCGATCGACAATTTCCTCGTCCTTGTCACCGTCTGCACCATAACCGTCTTGCTTTAATTGTAGCACAAAGAACTCATTCCAGTCAAGCTCAAAAAAACCGTTACGAATGTTATCTTTGTTTACGTGAGTATTAATGACTCCGACCCAAGGTTCTTTCTTTCGAGTAGCACGATCTTTTGGCGATAATTTGGCTAACTCTTCTTGTTCTTGAGCAAGTTTGGCA